GAATCCAGACCCATCAGAAGGCGAGCGCCTACGGGCATTTCGCTCAAAGAAGGGCCAGTATGCGCTAAGCCAAGTAGAAACTGAGCAGACTGCGGACATGCTGAACGCGATGGCCCAGGCTGAGGGCGAGAAGGGCTCGCTTCTCGACAAGGCGTCTAAGAATATTAGGGATCTTGCTATGACGGAGAGCACAGCGCAGGGGTACAACCTGCAGCAGGCGCTACGGGCGATGCAGGCTGAGGAGGCGAAGGTCCTTACCAGAGCTGGTAGGATCGCATTCCTCCCTACCGATAAGCTTGTTTCAGCTGCCCTCGTGATTGCGATGCTTGATGCTCAGGCTCCTGTGAGCGAAGAGATCTACACTATGATCGACGAAGGGTTCCTACCGAACGTCGGCATGCTAAAAAGAGCGCAAGGGCGCGAAATCGACGTGCAGGCTGCCATCCGATTCATGCGCGACCGCATCCTGACCAAGACAATCGAGCTTGGTAAGGGCGAAAATGACGTCCTCATCACCAGAATCCTAGAGAACGCTGGCGTTCCACAGAGCGCATTCGCCAAGACTGGCGCAGATGCGCCGGCATACACGTACCCAGGGGCTGATGCCCAGGCCGCAGAGGTCAAAATCAAGCGCGTGAACAACGACCTGAAGCGCGTACTAGCCAGAATCCAGAAGAATGCCGCAGATCTTGGTCCGCTGATGAGCCACCCAGAGGTTGCAAAGCGCTTGTACCTAGTTACCAACTTGCTTGCCGGGATCGAGCAGGACATCGACTCAGAGTTTGCTGGAGAGGCGCTGCCATCCAGGCTCAGAACCGACAAATACTCCGGACTTCCGTACCTTCGCGCACTCGAGCAGATCGATCCGATCTTCGAGTACATCCGAATGCGTGCCGATATTGATCCTGCGCAGGTCCTCCCAGAAGATCCGGGCGACAGGGACCCATACAAGATCTCCGAAGCGGTGCTTGCTGCTGGTGCGCAGCCTCCGCAGTCACGCGGCAAGCGTGGCAGATACGTGTACGACGAGGCACAGCTGCACGCTACATACAAGGCCGGCACTCCGTACCGCCGATACGCGTTCGACATCAACGGAGAGGTCCACCCACAGTACATGACGCTCGACGAACTTGGACTGGTGACCGACAAGTTCGACGGATTTGAGAATCCATACGCCGGACTTGCCTCAGTCAACGAGGGAGAGCCAGGCAGGACGAATACAAGCAGAGCTACAATCGGTATGCACATCAGCACCGACTCAAGCGCACGCGTAGAGTGGGTATCTCGCATCCCTAAGAAGGAAGTTGAGGTACTGCGGGCCATCAAGAAGCTCCTTGCCGACAAGCATCCGTCGTATATCACCCCTGGTACCCCAGACGAGATCGCAATCGTGCCTGGTGCGTTCACTAAGTACACCAGAGATGCGTCACTTGTGGACGGTATCGCAGATGCTATCTACAACGATGTCTCAAATGCCATGGGCAAGGTCTATATTGTAGACGTTACTGGCAGCAGACAGAGCCAGGTCACCATTGATGGCGTCACGTACTACATCGGCAAGGGCATGTACGCATTCAAGGCTGGCGACGAGACCGGTCTTAAGCTTGCACAAGAGGTATCGGCGCTCGAAGACGACGCTGGCCCAAGCTCACGTGTCAGCAAGCCATTCAAGCTAGGCGATAGGGCTGAATACCCAGCGATTACTGGCGAACTTAAGTACTTCAGAATCGATGTTGACCCTGTTGTCCACATGACCTTCGCACATAACGACAAGACGCTGCTCAGTCAGAGAGATGCAGCCCGATTCGGCGAGCCATTTGACCCAGATCAGCAGATCACCACCCCACTTAAGCCAGCAAAGGGTGGCAAGTTCCAGGGTATGTACCTGCTCAGCTCTGAATACACTCGAGAGCCAGGGTTTACCTACAAGATGGTTGAGGAGCCGTACAACCTTGAGCTAAAGAACGAAGACGGAACACCAATGCTCAACGCTGAGACAGGTAAGCCTGTCACAGTTCGGATGTTTAGGACTGTCGCGGTTGGCGAGCGAGCAAGCATGGCGCCTGGAGTCGCAGACTTTGCAGACTACACAGATAATAGCCCGACCAATATTGAGTTTGACGAGGGCCTCCGGTTCGTTATCGGCAATGATATCCAGCTAGGTAGAACCCTAGATGGCGTCGACCTCATCGAGAACAACTACGACGATGTTGTGGCTATGGAGATCCGCCAACAGCAGCCTGTGTTCCTCCAGGGCGCAGAGCGCCGTGCACGAGACCGCCAAGAGCGCATTGAGCAGGGTCTTGACCCAGTCGACGAGACGATGTCGGAGTCTGATAAGGCATACAGAAACTTCACCGAAGCTGGCGAGAGAGTCGACCACTTCGGCAGAGAGTACTCGTTTGCAGACCACGGTGAGTACGACACCGATTCTCCGTTTGCTACGTCAGTTGCTGAGACCAGAACAAAGGAGCGTATGCAGGCACTTGCCCCAGGGGCTGGTGGCGAGGCGCCAGTTGAAGCTGACGTAAAGGCTCTGCCTCAGTTCACCATGGAAGACTTCATGAGACCGGAGGGCCTCACCCCAGAGAGCCAGAGGGCTCTTGACCAGCTCGTTGCCGATTACTTCTACATCCTACGCGTACGAGCCCGCGACGTCTCCCAGATGGTGCCAAACCCTAACTTCGTTGAGCGAGAAGGCCAGATTGGGTGGCGTGCACTTAGAGGGGTTGTGAAGCTTAGAGGCGAGATGCTCAGGGACCTTGGTTACAGAAGGGCTCTGGCTCTACACAGGTACCAGACACGTGAGCCAGCCATCCTAAACGCTGTGCTATTTGACATCTTTGCGGCAACCGGAGACAAGCTTGACGTGGCAAATGAACTCACCAAGCAGGTCTACACGGATATTGAGGTAGAAGATAACTTTGTCTCTACCCGAAAGGGGAAGCCGTCCTTTAGGGATACGCCTATTGTCGACGATGCTGACGCACTGGCGCGGGAGTTTGCGTTCAGCGTTGCACGCCGAATGCTCAGGGAGCGAACGCCTAATGTCTACTCAACCAGCACAGAGATGATGGCTGAAAGCGAAACTTCCGCAGAAGAACGTGCCGCTGAGGCGGAGAGATCCGGAGGGTCTGCTGAGGCTGTTACCGACTACAAGAGCGAGCTAGCTCAGATCGCTGCGCAAGCCAATATGGACGAAGGCCAGACCACACCATACACAGGCGTGGAGATTGGCGAAAGCCTGCAGCACACCCTTGAGGATGGCAGAACTATTTCCGCGTCGTCCCCTGATGGCAAGGAGTGGGTCCAGGCGATTATGGAGCGCGAGCGCCAAGGGAAGATCCCTGAGAAAGTTCTCACCAACATGATTAACGCGCTTGAGACGGCAGAAGAGGAAGCCGCTATTAAGGCTCTGCGTAGCAGGATTAAGGGCAAGGAGGCCCCAGCACCACAGCCTATAGATGCTCCAGTAGCCAAGAGACCTGCCCCACGAGTAAATCGCGTACTTGATCCTATGAGCGTCGACGAGCGCAGGGCATTTGCAAACAGAGCGTGGGCACTTTACTCTGAGCACGTCGCAGCAGACGGAGACGGAGACGCGTTCGTGAAGACGATCAACCGCGCACTTTCTGCCGCTACAACGGTAAAGGGCAAGGAGAACAGGTTCAACCAGATTCTTAACTTCGTATTCGACAACAACGGCACAGTCATGGTCCCAGACGTTTACTTCACCGACGTCAATGGTAACAAGACGTACCCAGAGCCTAAGGTAAAGAATCCACAGTACAACTCAGCTGCAAGAAGAGGGAGCGCGTTTGATGCCACCTTCACCGTCGAGGAGATGGAGAAGTTTGTGACGGAAATGTCAACCATGAGAACCAGCAAGTTGGCTGGTGGGCTGAGGGAAATCATCCGATACGCCAAGGCACAGAATAAGTCCGCAGGCAAGAAGAAGCAGCTCCGGTTCTACCTAACCATGGACCCCAAGACCGGCATGCCGAAGTTCTCCCTGTCGGTATCTCCAACTTACCCAAGCCAGAAGTCCGTATCCACACCGTACGCCCCAGGTGGCGTTGATAGGGAGGGCAAGGTCAAGGCTGGCGGGGAGGCCTTTGACGATCCATTTGCCACTATGCAGGGCGATGCCAACAGACTCCAGTCACTGACTGCCGATGACATTGAGGCAGTTATCCGCAGCGCTGGTGCTGACTCGGCAATCAAGGTAGTCCGCAGGGAATCTGAGATCCTTAGCCAAGCTGAGGGCGTAGCTAGCGCAGAGGACTTCGCCAGAGCCCAGCCGTACGACCTTGTGTTCACCGAAGGCTTTGACGCTGACGAAATCTCTGGAAGCCTGTTTGACGAACTCCCAGACCATGTCAAGGGCGACGACAGATCTAAGGTTATGAAGATCATCCTTGATGCCGCAGTGCGAGCCAGGTTCTTCCAGATCATGAAGACAGATCTTGACCAGCAGGGCATTGACAGCAGCTTCATCACTGAAGATGATCTTGACCCAAGCGCGTTCAAGAAGGTAGAGACACCTGAGGGGTCGAAGTATGCGCTGAAGCCACGCCTTGAGCAGGATGGCACCTTCGCCGGTCCGTTCTCGAGACGAGGTAAGGGGCCAGTAAGAACGCTCAAGCTTCGTGACATTGATGGAGACGACAGGACTTCTCGAGCACTGAAGGCTGTTCTTGAGCGAATCAAGCAGGGTGGCACGTACGCTGAGCAGCTAGACATGGACGAGGCTGCACGCCAAGCGGCTAACGTTCTCGACTTCCGAAACAAGGCTCTTGGGCTGGAGCGCACTTCTGCGCCGTCTGCCCCAGAAGAACCAATCGATATTCTTGCAACTAACGAAAGACAGTCCAACAAACTTCCACGATTTACACCAGGGGCAAAGGCCGGTATCGCTGGCGGCACAATCGCTGGTACCCTGGCAGCATACCTACAGTTTGGCGCTGACGAAGAAGCCAAGCAGATGGCGCTTGCCTCACTACCAAGCCAGGTAGGATTCGAAGCTCTTGGGGCAATCCCCAAGGTCGGCGGCCCTGTGGCAGCTGCTACGGGCCTGGGCTTGACATACGCGACTGGCGGGGACATGCTTAGAGCGCTCGCTGGTATCACTGGCTCCGTTGTCGGCGGCATCGCAGGTACGGGTGCCGGTCTCTTCACTGGACCTGGTGCGTTCGTAAGCGGCCTTGCAGGCAGCACGGCTGGGTACATGATTGCAGACAACCTGTACTCAGCGGTCACTGGCAAGTCGCCAGCCAGCCAGGTACCGAACAACGTTGCAAGATCTAACTCGCTCATGGAGCAGAGAACGAGAACCCCGGGTGTGAGGGACGTCATGCCAGTAGTTAATAGGGATATAGCTGAGCTAGAAAGGATGGGCGGATAATGTTCAACACACAAGATCTTCAGGCATACGTCAACAAGTGCCTTCCGGTATTTGGGCTTTCCAACTGGAAGGTAGAGGTATCACGGCACCCAGCGGACGAGGACAACTGGGCTGATATCGAAGTATCAGACAACCTTTGGACCGCTACACTGCGGGTGTCCAGCGACTTCTGGGGACTAGACCCAGAGGAGAAGCGCCGGATCGTAGCCCACGAGCTGCTCCACGTCCATTACGCAGGCCCAGAGCGAGCTGTCGAGTCCCTATCCAACGTGCTTGGAAGCGAGTCATACGCCCTCCTATCAGCCATCTTCGAGAAGGAGATTGAGCGATCAGCCGATGCACTCTCCACCGTGGTGGCTAGACTGTTGCCTGGCGTAGATGTGCACAGCTCTTGACAAGCCTGGATATATATAGGAAGTATTAAGGAGTCTTAATGGCAAGATTCAAGTTCGGACGGCCAATCTCACTGCGGTGGAACGGGCTCCTGATTGAGGGGCCTGCTGAGACTACCTTCGAGATCCCCGACGAGTATTATGAGGAGTTCAACGAGGACATCGGTCCCGTAGAGCCTACCCTAGTCTGGCTGGACGCGGACGAAGGATCTACCCTTCGAGCTCGCGTAACTGCCCTTGAGCTAGCCTCCGGCTCGTTTGCTATCCTTGATGCCAAGGGCGACCTCATCTCGGCTACTGCTGACAACGTTGCAGCTAGGCTTGGGGTTGGGACTGACGGCCAGGTACTTGTTGCAAACTCAGCCACATCTACCGGTCTGCAGTGGCAAGAGAACGTATCTGTATCAACGACTAAAGTCAAAGAGTACGTCAAGAATAACTCTGGCGTAACGATCAACAAGGGCCAGGCGGTCTACGTCTCAGGGGCAGACGGCACAAACGTTTTGGTTGGCCTGGCAGACTACGACACAGACGAAACATCATCTAAGACCCTAGGTCTCATGGAGACCACGGTTGCCAACAACGGATTTGGCTACGTAATCACACAGGGTATTCTAACTGGCTTCGACACCACGGCAGCTTCTGCCGCAGGTGTGCCGGTATGGCTTGGCGAGGATGGCAACCTGGTTTACGGGACCGCCCCATCCGAACCGGCGCATACGGTCTACATCGGCGTAGTAACTCGACGTAACGTCAGCAACGGCGAAGTGTTCATCAAGGTTCAGAACGGGTACGAGCTGACCGAGCTTCACGACGTAGAGGCGGCCTCTCCAGCAGACAACGACATCATCCAGTACAACAGCACAAGCGGTACCTGGAAGAACGAGACACTTGCAAATGCTGGGATCTCAGCAACTGGGCATACACATTCTCAGTCCGACGTGACAAGTCTTACGACAACGCTAGCAGGAAAGTCTGATACTTCGCATACGCACTCTCAATATCTTGCTGATTCTGGAGATACACTTACTGGAACACTTACCGTTTCAACCACTGGCGCTATTCGTGTGTATGGAGCGACCTCAACATCAACCACTCAATTAACCACTTCTGTTGATGGAGACGTTTCTAACAGATGGGGCGCACGAGCAGATGGATTCCAGTCGTGGGGAGACGGCACTAACGCACGAGACACTAACCTATACAGATCAGCAGCTAACATTCTAAAGACAGACGATAGCTTTGATGTTGGACTAGACCTAACTGTTGGTGGGGATATCACTGGCGGGAATGTCACTATCACTGGAGATGTTATCCATGCCAGCCAGTTAGACTTTATCGCCGGAGGAGCAGTTGGCGCATCTGTAATTTCTTCTGGCTTATATCTTCCACCTAGCAAGGTTGTCCGATTTGAGGGTGCAACCAGCGACTCGTTCGAAACTGATCTAACAGTTGTCGATCCAACCGCAGATAGAACGATCACATTCCCAGATGCAACAGGGACAGTTGCTCTAACAAGCCAACTAATGCCAACAGGCTCTGTGGTAATGTGGATGACTGCGACAGCGCCTACTGGGTGGCTGTTCCTTGATGGGTCAACCATCAGCCAGTCGGCTTACCCAGCGCTAGCGGCAGTCTTTGGAGTAGGATCTGGGACGTTTGCATTGCCAGATATGCGCGACAGGTTTGCTGCTGGTAGGTCAGATACCGCTCTAGGTTGGGCAAATAGCAGCGGAACGTTTGGTCCTAATGCAGCAAACAGCATCGCACACACGCACACCACGGATATCGCCCACGGTCACGCTGACACTATTGCCGTCTCAACACACGGAGACCACACACACAGCGTTAACCCAGCTGCTACGACGTCAGGAACAAACAGCGCAAGCTTTGGGGCAGCGTCTGGCATTAACGCTGTTGCTTCAAATGGTCACACACACTCAACAGACATCGCCGCCACCACATCTGCAGCAGAAAGCACCAACCTTACGCACACCGTTACTGGCGGGGTTACGTCTCTTGGTGCCACATCGGTAACGTCATCAGCTATGAGCGCAAACGGGACAGTCGCAGCGAAGTCAACCCTGGTTAACTTTATTATTAAGACTTGAGGTAGGACATGGAGTTTGTTAGCGTCGAGATCGCGTGTGAAACAGAGAACTGCCCCAACAAAGGCATTCCTGCCAACACAATCCTTAAGCTCACTGAGAACGGCGAGCTTCCCTGGTACGTATGCGGAGTTTGCCAGGTAGACCTGATCCCAAACCCACGAGTTGAAGATGAAGCTTCTGAGTAAATGCGCAGTATGCGCGAGCCCTCTGGTGGACGTCATCAACCGCAAGATGACCGAAGGGATGTCCGACGTAAAGATCAGCGAGTGGCTAAAGGCCGAGAACTCGTATATCAGTCGCATCACCCTAGGAAACCACAAGCGCCAGCACCTTACCGAAGAGCACATGAATGCTCGTAAGCAGGTAGCCAAGAAGGTGCAGCAGGCAGTACAGATTGAGGCTACCAATAGCGACTTAGCCAAGCTTGTAAGCGGATACGTATTCAAGATGGTTGAAAACGGGGATCTAGTTCCGACACTGTCGGAGGGACTCCGGGCCCAGGAGATGCTGGACCGAAGAAAGGAAAAGAACGCAGATCGAGGTCTCGCAGTCGCAATGGCTGGGATTCTCGGGGGCGGATCATATACTCTGATCGCAGAGGAGGTAGACAATGAACCAAGAGATTAAGGCAGTATTGGCGTCCTGGGGGCGCTCATTCCTTGCCGCAGTAGTCGCCCAGCTGATCGTGCTTGGAGACGGCGTTCTTGACCTTAACCGTGACGGCCTTCGTTCGCTCGCGGCGGCGGGTCTCGCAGCCGTTCTCCCAGTTATCCTTCGCTGGCTTAACCCGGACGATGTTGCGTTCGGTCGTAAAGGAGAATAATCATGGCAGTAACACCTAAGAAGAAGCCAGCTTCACGCAGCGTTGACGGTGCCTCGAAGACCGAGTCCACTGGAAACGTGGGTAAGGTAAAGCCTGGCCAGAAGCGCTACAGCAGTGGCGCACCAGCACGTGGCACGCAGACTCGCAAGGATATCCTTGCTGACATGCAGCGCCTTGTTAAGTACGTTAAGACCGGCAAGTTCAAGAACTACGCTGAGAAAAAGAAGGTCTGGGCTCAGATCGACAACTATCGCGTAGCACTTGGAACTTTGAAGGAAGACAAGCGCAAGTCTAAGAGCAAAGCTACCGGAGTCACTACATACGCAGGAGGCTCTATCAAGGTCCGCAAGGAAGAGGGCTTCTCACGAGACTCAGGTCGTGGCGGTGGCCGTAAGTCCACACAGATGGCTGACGGAGCAGGAAAGAAGACTACCCCAAAGGGTAAGCCAGGTAGCCCTAAGCCTCGCCCTATCTTTGTACAGGCTGGTCAGGCTTTCGACTATTTCCCATTTGACGCAGCTCATCCAGAGAAGTCTAAGCGCACTGCAGCCCAGGTCTATAATGACAAGATTGTAATGCCAGCAGAGAAGGCTAAGCAAGGAGAGTCCCGAAAGGACTACATCCTTCGCAAGCGCAGGGAAGGGGCCGCCAAGGGCGGTACACTGGGACGATAATGCTAAAGAAGAAGGCTCCAAAGAGCCAGCCAAACCCGGTTGCTCCAGACCGATCCAAGGTTACATACACGGTCCCACGATCAAAGGGTCCGCGTCGGTCTTCGCTACCGTTGACTCGTCAAGTAACAGTTAAGACAGGAAGGGGCCGATAATGCCAGGAAAGAAGATGCCAGCGTTCCTTATGGATATGTATGCCAAGAAGGGCGCCAAAGGAAAAGGTAAGACTAAGGCCAAGCCAGCAAAGGGTAAGAAGCTTCCTAAGGGCGGAAAGACTCTCGTTGGCACCAACAAGGCCGGACAGCGAACGGTAGCCCAGCGTGGCTAAAACCCCAGCCTGGACCCGCAAGGAAGGTAAGAACCCTGCAGGTGGGCTGAATGCTAAGGGGCGTGCTTCCTACAAGGGGGGCACGCTCAAGGCGCCAGTTAAGTCTGGCGACAATCCGCGTCGAGCGTCGTTCCTGGCCCGCATGGGTAACATGCCTGGGCCGGAGCGAGACTCTAAGGGGCGACCGACGCGTCTCCTGCTCTCCCTTCAAGCGTGGGGGGCTAGCAGCAAGGCTGATGCTAAGGCTAAGGCTAAGGCGATTAGCGCTAGAAATAAGGGGAAGAAAAGTGCCAGCTAAGAAGGGACTATACGCCAACATTCACGCCAAGAGAAAGCGCATTGCTGCTGGATCTGGAGAGAAGATGCGGAAGCCAGGGGCAAAGGGAGCACCTACCTCTAAGGCGTTTAAAGAGTCTGCTAAAACAGCTAGGCGAAAAACCGCTTGAATATTAATGCTGAGATTGCCCAAGATCTGGCCAGAGGCCGAACCGACATCGGTTTCTTCGCCTCTCGCTGGCTAGGTGTCAATCTCAATCCGGGCCAACTGGCCTGGTTAGAAGGTATGGTTGCCCGCGATGAGACAGGGTTCAGGCCCAAATACCTGACTACTGTGTGCAGCGCTGGTAACCGGGCCGGTAAGACTTTGGGGATGGCGGTTGGAGTCCTGCACTCTGCCACCTACAAGCTGGGACTTCGTCCCCCGACCGCTGGGTCCATTGAGGATGCCGAACGTTGGACTACCGAGCCTTACGAATGGTATCACATTGGTATCCAGCAGGAAACTGCCGAGTTGGTGCATAGGGAACTATCGATGCTTCTTCAGGGAAGCCATCCAGCCCAACGCGGTAGGGGATGCCCAATCGTGAAAGAGATCGGTCCAGTATATAACTTCGAGAAGAAGTACCGTGGTGAGTACCTGTGGATCAAGGTTGACCCCATCTTCGGTGGGGCAAACATCCACTTCCGAACCACCCAGGACAAGGCTAAGGCACTCCTGGGCAAGGACATGAATGGCATCTCGTTCGACGAGGCAGCTTTCGAGCCACATCTTCTCATGATCTATCAGGAGGTTCTGAACCTCCGACGACTCTCAACAGGTGGACAGCTACACTTCATTGGCACACCGACTGAGGGCATCAACGACTACGCAGACCTGTGGGAGCTGGGAAACCCAATCAACCCAGACCGCGATGACCAGTTCATGAGCTTCCGGCTCTCGACTAGGGACAACGTAGGGTACGGTCTCAACGCCGCGACGTTTGACTCTATCGTCCGTCAGCAGGCAGAGTACCTTGTACCACAGAACATCGACGGTTACTTCATCGAGTCGAGAGATGCGTACTTCAACGCAGACATGATCGACAAGTGCTTCGTGGACTTCGAGGAGGAGATTGCTCCGACCAAAGGCCGCAGGTACTCCCAGGGCGTAGACCCTGGCATTTCATCTGACGCGACGTGGGCAATCACGATTGACTACACGGAGCGCGATATGATGGTAGGTGTCCGGTGCCGACGCAAGGTTGGCAAGCAGACAATCCCATCGGTGGTAAACATGGTGCGAGAGGGGCACCTGCTCTACAACCAGGACGGGGCTGCATGCACCAGCACCATTGACTCGACTGGCTTCGGCGGGAAACTTTTCCGCCAGGAGTTCAGCATCATCAAGCCACTGAGGGATTATGACTTCGGCGGCACGAGAGCCAAGAAGCTGGAGCTTCTGGCAGATCTCAAGGCCGTGATTGATCGGCAACAGCTCAAGCTCCCACGGAAGGGTGCTTGGATGGAGCTCCGGCGCCAGCTGCTGGGCTACAAGCTAGATGACAAGAAGCTGGAAACTGATGCCGTAATGGCACTGGCGCTGTCGGTGAGGCACGCGACCAGAAATCCTTCGAACCCGGTGACGAAGCCTGTGTTCAGCTATTTTGGGGAGATAACAAATGCCTAAAGACAAATTGAAGATGACCTCTGGGTCCTTCGTGAATGGCAAGGAAGTTCCTTCCATGATCACGACCGACCCTAACGTCGTCACTCAAGGAAACATTCAAGGGATTAAGAAGGCCATCGAGACTGCCCGCAAGGAGATCCGTGGCCAGAAGACTGCGGCAGTTGCCGCTCCTGGCACGCCAATCAAGACTGAAGCAACACCAGCCGCAACTAAGGGCCGCAAGGCAAGCGCACTCCCCAGCGCTATTGCCAATGGACGGACCAAGCGAGCTGGGTCTGGTCGCACGATCAATGACGCTGTTATCTCCGGCGGTAAGATGCGTGTCGCCAAGATCAATCCTAAGTTCGACCGACTGCAGGCTCTCACCGCCGAGCAGAAGAAGGGCATGTCCCTTGAGCGCCAGCGACTTAACCAGCTTGGAGAAGTAGCTGAAGAGAACGAGGACTTCCTCCTTGCCCTCGAGGCCATGAACCGCAAGCAATTGGTAGAGCCGGAGCAGAATCGCATGCGTGCTATCTACCGACGATACGACCACTACTTCCATCCTAATACCTTTACCCTTGGTGGCGCTGACCACTGGGCAGAGGACCCAAGCGCACGCCTGTCAGGCCGCTCGCACGTATCGGTAAACCTGCACGCCTCTTACGTTCAGATCCCTGCATCCTTGCAGGCCGTAACGCCAGTTGTAAACTATGTTCCAACAGGCCCTACAGAGGACGAGCGCAGCCAGGCAGCGCGACGTGAGCGTCTGCTCTACGCTTGGTGGGATGCCAATGACTTCGACCTAAAGCTCGAAGAGGCCACTCTCCTGAAGGCCCTGTACGGCAACACTGCTGCCAAGGTATTCTGGGACCCAGTCAAGAAGATGCCTCGCATCCAGATTGTGGACACCCCAGAGAACCTATACCTTGGCTATGGCAGCTCTGACTACACACGCGTGGATTGGGCGCTGTACAGCTACGGCCTGTCGCCGCAGGCTGTGCTGGAAGAGTTCGGCGTTGACGTAATCCCTGTGCGTGACGGCAACCAGTGGTTCCCATACACGTCGGCTAGCACCCACGATGACCCAATCGCCAGCATCTACCTGAACAGCTACCACCGAGATCCTATCCGCTACCAGACAGCCTATGACCAGATGAAGATCGAGATCATGGACTACTGGTACAAGCACCCAACCCAGCCAGGCAAGCCACCGCTTGTGTGCAACGCTATCATCGTCGGCAACACCGTCGTGAAGCGCACCGAGCACCCTGAGCTTGAAGGCATTATCCCTTACATCATGCTCCGGAACAGCATGATCCCAGGCAGCCCGTATGGTAAGCCTGAGCTGTACGACATCGAGCAGCTCCTCCGGGAGAAGGACGAGAAGGTCACGGCGCAAGCCCAGATGATTCACTCTGTCGTTGGCGGTCAGATGTGGCAGCTCGTAGGATCCGAGGCTCCAGATGAGGTCCCGGCCAACGCCATCCCGAAGCCAAACCAGGTCGCTACCCCTGGGGCCGGGAACCGCATCGAGTCGATCAACCCATTCATTCCACAGTTCCAAGTAGAGGATTACAACAAGCGCATCGACCGTGAACTTGCAGTCGCCTCTGGCTTGAACGATCTTCTACTTGGACTAGCTCCGTCCAGCGTGCTGGGGTCCAGCCGGGCTATCGCCCAGCTTATGGCCAACTATGAGGCACGCATCTCACCGAAGCGCAAGTTACTCTACAGCTGGGTTCAGCAGGTATGGGAAGTGTGCGCACGCGTGTGGGAGAACAAGGACAAGGCCATCAGCAATATCATTGATGGAGAGTACCAGATTACCATCACTCCTCCGGAGCTCACACCTCGTGACACCATCGAACTTGCGCAGACCGCAATCAACCTGGTGCAGAACCGACTCTGGTCTGCTGAACGTGCCATGGACCGCATGGGCGTAAGTGACCCAGAGGGCGAGAAGGAGATCATCCGAGACGAGCAGACAGATGCAACGCTCAACCCTGCAGCTGTCCAGACGATGGGTGCCCTCATCCAGATGTTCAATCAGATGCAGCAGCAGGCGCCTCAAGCAGCTCAGGCCCAGGCCGAGGCCGGACAGGCTAGCGCCATGGAGGCCATGGCAAGCATGAACCCACCACAGGGCGGCATGCCAATGTTGAACGCCCCTACCGACGGAGCAGTTCCGCCGGAGGAGGCACTACCGCAGAACGCACAGGCTGGTGGAGCAGACCTGATGGCTATGCTTCAGGGTGGACTCCCTGGAATGGAAGGTGAATAATGGCACGTAGAGGTTCATTCGGACGATCTGGCACAACCCAGAACCTATCCATGCTCGTGTATCAGCTCCTAAAGGAGCAGATGCAATCAGAGCTTCAGAACATCCTTACGGCGTATCAGACCAACATGAAGGCTGGGCAATACAACGCCCAGTTTAATGGTCAGAACGTTGACGGTCAGTTTGTGCTTAACTACTACCAGTCGATGCTCGCCGGCTTCCCGCCAGGCTCTACCGAGTACGAGACACTTCGATCACAGCTATCGTCGTTCGAGCAGCAATACAAGACTGACGTGCAGAACCTTGTTATCGACTCCATGAACAATGGCACCAAGGTTGACTTCGGCCTCCTGGGAAACGGATTCCCAAACCGCGGAATCGATGACGTTACCCTTGCTGACGTTCGTGAGTGGGGCGCTAGCACAATTGCAGAGCTTACTGAAAATGGCGACATCACCCAGGCAGACAAGATCGCCGGTGCCATCTTCATTGCAGGCTTCAACGTTGAGAGAGACGGCAAAGAGGCAGCCCTCGCTCGAGAAGATATTACCTACAAGCAGTATGCCGACTGGCTTGGTGGACAGCTTAACTCTGCTCTTGCCAGCGGGCTGACCAAGGATAGCGAACCTTATCGCAACCTCCTGACAGCTTACTCTAAGGCCAAGAAGGAGGCCGTCAAGGATGGCCAGATTAAGGCTGCAGAAAGATACGAGAAAGAACTTCAATCTGCTATGAAGGGTGTCAATGACGCAGCTGAAGCTATCTTCAATGCGTACGATGGACCATTCACCAGCGAGCTAGGTTCCCTGTGGGCTCAGGTTGATTCAAACAGCATGACCCCGTACTACGACCTTATGAAGCTGCTCGGCAAGCTTAAAGGCGGAGAAGAGGGCGCTCAGCTTTACGAAAGCGTTATGAACAGCGTAGAGGCAGGTAACCTCGACGAGCTATTCGGCCAGGCCGTAACCGAGTCAAACGACTCCGTCAACGCCTTGATTGATGCCGGATTCGGAGCTGCAGACCCTGCCACAGCCAACAGACTGACTGTCCTTGCCAACGAGTTTACCGGTACAGGGCTTGAGTTCCTGTCCAATAGCGGTATTCAGTTTACATCTGGCAACGCTGGCAACCTTATGCGAAGCATGGAGCAGGACCTTATGGCGTCCGGTGTATCGTTTAAGGGCGAGGGCGGAAAGCTAAATGGCCGAGGAGGACACCCAGACCTGGTCATGGCGTCACTTGGCAAGCTTACCACATTCCTCGGCAAGGAGGGCGCTAAGACATATCCATGGCTTAGCGACATTTCCCAAAACCGAGTCAATGTAAATTATCTAATTGGTAGCGGACTTGAAGAAGCCGACACAGATGGTGACGACTACGTTACCGCCGAAGAGTTCTCTAACCTATTTGCTAAGGGCAACTGGTCGCTGAACAGGATTAACGACGCGCAGTCTGTTATCATTAACATCATGGCCACAGAGGATATCCCCAACTCTCGCATTAACCCTGCAACTTTGATGAACACATGGATTGAAGCTACCTACTCTAAGGCCGCCCTTAATGCGGGATCTGTCATGATCGTTGACGAGCGCGGATTTACCAGCGTTAGCGACTGGGGCGATGCTCAAGCTGGCGAGCGAGAAATGCTTCCAGCACTTGTGACTATTGGCGGCAAGACGGCTACCGTATATGTCAAGCCAGTAACAATCAAGCAGGAGAACGAAGGAAACTACTCGGACATGGACCCCTCCATGACCAATGGGTTCCAGGTGCAGATGTACCGCCTGCCAGGCAACTACTCTACAGCCCCCGGAGGCGGATCTGGTGGGTACGTAGTCATTACCGGCATGATGAATGGCGTTGGCGGTCCTAGCCAGCAGTCACTTAAGATGACCATTGACCAGTTCCAGAGGTACACCCGGTCCGTGTTCGGCGCAGAGTTCGACTTTACTCGATTCAACAGCCCGCAGCAAGATGGGTCTGCTGATGCGTTTGTGTCGTTCACCGGGTCAATGAACACGCTGTCGGAAGCATGGAAGAATATTAATAACCCGGACAGCGAATATTACGTTGGCAGAGTTCCACTTGTTGCAGACGAACCAAATGGTGTCCGAGCAATCCCAGAGTGGAGGCCAGGAAGCGGTCAGTTCCGTGGCCTACTGTCTGAGGACAAGGACTTTGACAACTGGCTTTCCAGCGGTCTTAGCGATCCTAAGGCACTTCTAGCATCGGCAACCGAGTTGTCAAAGCGACGCGGCAAGACTGAGGTAGACACTAAGGATATCCTTGATGCCTTGCTTCAGGGCAACGGCCTTAAGAATAACCTGTCGTACAACACTGTTGTCGGCAAGATTAAGTCAGATCCAATCTGGACGACCGCACTTGCTAGGGACTTCTCCACTATTAAGCAAGTAAGCCTGAGCCCTGTTGCTCCAAGTTTCGGTGACACAGAGAAGTGGAGAAGCATGATTCCTGGCTATGAAATCCCGAAGATGCCAGGCGCCCAAGAGGATACTCGCCCTTCCGATAAGCGTGGCAAGAGCCCTTGGGAGCAGCAGGTTGAGGACAAGTATAGGAACATGATTCCTGGGCTTGTTCCGCCAGCAGCAAGCGGAACGTCATTCCTTGACAATGCATTTAGGAAGAACCCTGACATGGTTAAGACTACCGCCCCTAAGATTGGTGTTACAACTCCACCTGTTAAGGATTACACAAAGCCACAGTATGGCAAGACCAGTGGCCTCAAGATCAATCCAAATCCATTCAGCAAGAAGGGCACAGGAGTCTAATGCCATTCGTCTATTCGGACTTTGATCTTAACGACAATCCGCAAGATAAGCTGACCGGCAAAGATCTAGGTATTACCCTAGATATTGGCGGCAGCATGAACGACGTGCCTCTCTCCCCTCAGGACGAGATGGCTAAGAAGTTCGGCGTTGCGATCCAAGACACCATGCAGACTGGTATCAACATTGCTACCAAGCTTCCTGGAGTGGAGCCGGTAGCTAAGTTCATTTCCGAATCACCTATTGGCTGGCTTGGCGGCAAGGCGCTTGATGCCCTGAACGTGCCTAGCTGGATTATCCAGCAGGGAGCAGCTCGATTACGATTGCAACTGGCGCAGGGCAACCCTAACGACCTTCCACAAGACATTAGGAACATGCTCGCGTCTGGCGCAAACATCGATGAAGTGGCGGACTACATGTACAACTCTGGTCGAGCTTTCTCTAACGATAGAGCCGCCAACCTATTCTGGCAGGTCGTTCTCGACCCGCTCAACTTTACTCCCCTAGCACTTGGCAAAGTTAACTTGCTCAGGGGCGCTAAGTATGCCGGTGGTATCCTTGGCGGCGCCGCGGTCGCTGGTCCTATTGGGGCAGCAGCAGGAGCAGCAGCAGCCTGGAAAGGCGCAGCTGTGGCTAAGAAGGCAGCCAGCATGCTTCCCGGCGCAGAGAAAGTCGGAGATATCCTTGGGCCTACTAGGGCAGAACTTGGTGCAAAGACTGCGCTAGAGAAGATTACTGATACCCTGAGCAAGCCAAGGGGACTTGACTTGGGCAAGCGGGTTCCAGCCGGGGCCAGAAACCTTGCCCAGCTAGAGAAGATTGACAATGAACTAGATGCCATTAGGAAAGAGGGCGTGCTAGACGAGGTCACCAAGCAGCGCATCGTCGAACTAGAATCGTCCCGCAAGCGAGTAGAAAACGCCATGTCTGTTGGCAACGATGTGACCAATGGATTTGCCATTGGGGTGTATAAAGGTCTTGTCGGGACGTCAGAGAAAGTTAAAGATGGTAGCCGTGCTATTGCCGCAGCTCTTGGCGTACCGGTAACACAAAAGATCTCTCTAGCCCTTGGCGGCTACAAGTTTAACCAGGTCATGGACACAGTTGCTGAACTGCTACCGCAAGAGCTACGGTCCGTAGCTGAAGAGATGTTCGGTCGTGGGGCTGCCAACATTGGAATTATTGCCACCACAAGGATGCTCGCAGGACCAGAGGCCGCACTGTCACGAAGTATTGCTGAGGTCACATACAAGCAGTTCAACGAGGCCGTAGAGATCCTTCGAGCTAAGACCGGAATGGGCGCAGACGTCGCATACACTACTGACGAAATTGCCCAGATGATGATCGAGCGTGCTAAGACAGAGCTTGGCGGTACCAACTCAGCCCTTAGGATTTCAGATACCCCAGAAGGTATCCGGGAGCTAAAGGAGCGCATCGACGTTGTGCGCAACTCGAAGGCAGAAATTCAGAACGGAGCGTTTAAGTCTGACGCTGCTCTTAAGAAGCTTTCTGTACACGTAGAGAACCAAGTCATAACTTCTAAGCTTAGCAGCCTAGGCACTTCGGAGAAGGCCTCAGCTAAGGTCGTTGACATCATGCGCGAGATGGGGCCAGACGGAGTAGCTCGGCTTGTTGCCGACGAGATTGACAAACTTATCTATGAAATGTTGCCTAAAGTGAAGAGTCGTGAGGTAGCAAAGACGGAGTTTGCTAGCCGCATTAAAAGCATTAGAGCAGCAATGACAGACGGCACAAGGGCGGGAGCTGACGACGCATTGCTTGACGCGCAGATCAATCAGAAGTTCGACGAGCTATTCGGAAACTACTACGATGAAACCGGCAAGGTCAAGCGTGAAACCATGGGCAAGGATGACCTGAAAGATGCAGCCCGAGCAATGGTTGCTATTGACATGGCCTCATTTGCCTCTGCCAACAAGACAGCAACTCGCATCAACCAGGAAATGCGAATGTTCCTTACCGAAGATCCAGACAAGATTAGCGAGATGGTAGCCAAGCTTGGTCAGGAGAAGTTCGATGACATGCGCCGCATCGCTCGTCGATTCATCGGAACCGGAAACAACGGCGTCATGCTTGTACGTAAGTCATTCCTCTTTGGAGCTACCGCGCAGGCGCTTGTCGATGTGCACAACGAGATTAGGCGCTTGACCGAAGATGCCAGGTCGTCTGTCAGCCGTAACGCAGAGACACGCGTAGCTACCGGCCAGCCCATGCTACATACCGTTAAGGGGAGCAAGGCCGAGGTAGATGCTCTTAGGGCATTCATCTCTGAAAAGTATAACATGATTTGGAAGACCGGAGACAAGCGCACTGTTGATTTGCTTGCAGCACTTCGAAAGGACTTGGCCAAAGCTCAGGACTTGGATGAGGCGCGTGTAATCTGGAAGAAGACAGCCCTAGAGTCAGCAGAGGATATTAAGTCTCTGTTTGGAGATGCGTCCGGAGCCCAGGACATTGCTCGATACCTGCAAAGCGCTATCGATGATGGCTTTGCAGCTACCAACCTTAGCCCAAGGGAAGTCAAGGAGCTACGCCGCTTCCTGGAGATGTCAGGCATGGATGCTCAAATGCTAGAGAACTTTACTGGCAGAGCTTCTGGTGGCCGATACGTAACAGTACGGGCAACTTCGGCTCCGTACAGCAACGTGACTACGCTGCTGCGAAACCCAGCCATTGACGACAGCACCAAGGCGTTTATCTATCAGACCAAGGTTACTCCGTTCATTGACATGACTGCACCAGTGCTGGATGAGGTCGGAGCTATTGCTCCACGATACAACTCTAGCAAAATGCAGGAGCTTGTGACCGGCATGTTCAGCCCAATTGGAACCAAGCAGGTTACAGCAAACATTAAGAACCGCCTTGCTGCGTACCTTGCACGAGGCGGCATCACCACAGGCCAAGCAGACGCAATCATGGACGAGGTAATCAAGCGTGCCATGGACAACGGAGTGTCAGCCAGAGGCTTGGCACGAGACCAGATCGACGACGCATTTGCCACTGCGTTCCGCGACTACTCCGGTTCGGGATCGTACGAGATCTTCAAGGATAGCTTTATTAATAACCTTGCATTGCCAGAGAAGGCACCTGGATTTGACGCACTAAAGGCAATCATGTACGCATTCGAGGGTGACCTGAAGGTAGTAGGGGCAACGCAGAAGTTTACAGGCAAGGCCAAGATGGCGTTCCCTGCAATCGCAAAGATGACGGATAACATCTACCCAACAATTCGATTTAAGATGAACCCTCTGTACTGGCTCCAAGAGTGGCTTGAGTCACCAACGCTTAACAGGGCTCGCGGCATTAACGATGAGGTGCTTAAGGTTGTCAGCGGCGAGGGCAAGACTTATAGCCTTAGCGCAGATAAGCTCAAGGACCTAAGCTCGGTTGGGCCAGAGGCGCACAGCATCATTGACAACGTTAGCTTCCTAACCGTGTTCCGCAATAAAGCTCTTGAGAACGCACTTGATACCAACTGGGGCAGGATGAGCACTCTTGAGAAGGCCACTAGCGCACGGCTTGGCGAGCGCCTTACCAGGAACAAGGAGATGTACAAGGACCGCGCTGCTATGAACCTGGCTGCCCAGAACTTCTACAAGACCCTTGCTGAGCAGGACCCAACGCTCCTCAACTCGCTCATCACACAATACAACACTAGCGACTCTGTAGAGCTGTTCGTTAGGTACGTGGATATGCGCGACCGGTTGCGCAGCGTAGACCGTGTATTGACTGACATCGAAGCATCCAGGCCGGCATCATTCGGATTCCGTAGAATCCCTGACAAAAGGGGAGAGGCTCTGGTCGAGTTCAAGACCAACACCATTGGCGGAGTAGGTGCTGACGACACAGTGATGACCATCGACGATATCTTGAGAGACTACATCAACAACCCATACCCGTCTGCTATCGATCTTGGCGTTCAAGCCGAGAGGCTGCGGGACGCTGGGTACGACATGAGCATTGTGAACCCAGCCCTAGCTGAGCTCAAGGCTTCTCTCTACGCCATTGACGATATCTACAAGGGCAACCCGCGTGCGTTTACCGGGCCACTCTCAGACGCCGAGAGCGCAGCTGTGGCTGGCGTACGCAAGGCTCAGAACAAGCTGTCGCAATCTATTGTGACCCTGGAGAACTATTACGCAGACGCGGTACTTCGCAGGCACGCCGCTCAGGTCATGATGCTCGATACACCACTAGCCCTTGGCGGAGAGGTATCGTACGAGGCAGGGATTATGGCGCAGGCACTTGCGCTTGGCCACTCATACAGCTCAGAGATTGCTGACCTTACCAGCACACTACAGCGCATTGTTGTTGACGCCAAGCGAGAGCTGGGCATTGTGACCAATAGCGCCAAGGTGCCACCGTCCAAGCAAGCTGCTCTCTACGAGGCTATTAGCCGACGGGCATCTGAGGCTGTTAAGACACCAGATATACTTGACGCACTGACCACAGCTAACTACGAGTTGCTGGCTAAGCACGGCAACGAGGAGAAGCTCTTCCGCGCATTCGAGCACGTGTATGAGAAGTCTCTTCGACAGGCAAACCAGATCACTTACTTTAACCCAGACCGTAGCTGGTTCGAGCGCAGCATCAACCATCCGTTCCTGGGCTTCTACCCATACAGCTACATGTTCAAGAAGATCCTGCCAGAGTTGGCAAACTTCCTGTTCAAGAAGCCATTTGGGGTACAGGCGCCGGGCGCTGGCTACCAAGCATACATGCACTTCCGACAATACTTTGAGAACGAAATGGAAACTGACTACACGTTCCGTAAGTTTATGGAAGATAACGACCAGGTTGCGTTCATGATTACGCAGCTATTCCCTGGTGTGCCGTGGGATATTTCCGCGATGCCACCAGGCTATGTACGAAAGATCGCCACGAGCCTTGCTGGTAAGGATAAGGATTACACCTTTGAAGACATCATTGCTCGTGACGTTATTGGGTCTATTGGAAAGATGGGCCCATTGTCATCCATCCCGTCCGGTGTTGGTGCTGCTCAGCAGATCATCAACCAGCTGACGGGTGGCAATCAACCGAAGCTAGGCGAGTTCGACCGCAAGGCGGACAAAGACTACTTCGACATTTACTAGGAGGTAAAAAGTGACGGAAGAAGTCGTGCTGAACGACCAGGTCCAGTCGCAGGTAGAGCCTGCCACTGACCAGGACAACGACATCACCACTTGGAAGAAGCGTCTCGCTGGCAAGGACCAGGCTCTGACGGCTACCAAGAAGCAGCTGGATGAGATCAAGGCTGAATACGAAAAGGTTCAGACTTGGAAGCTCCAGATGGAGGAGGCAAGCCTCACAGAGTTTGAGCGTGCGCAGCGCCGCATCGCCACTTTGGAACAGGAACTTAAGGCTACTCGGGAGTCCGAGCAGCGTGAACGCCTGGCCAAGGAATATCCAGCCTATGTTCAGTTCGCTGAGACTACTAAGGAACTCTCCGTTGAGGAGCGTGCCAAGCAGTTCGAAGAGTTGCTGAAGACAGGCGGGGCTCCCAAGCAGGAGTTCACAGATCCAAACAAGCCGGCGAAGCAAGTTGCTTCCGCCGGAAAGAAGCGCTCCTCTGAGGACATTGTTAAGGACATCGCTGCCCTTGGCAATCCTTGGGGCGAGTAACAAAAGGAGTAAATAGTAATGGCAACGCAGACGCGAGCCACGCTTGATGCTGGCTCATCCAATGCTTATTCTGCGCTCATTACGGAGCTCGTTTCGCAGCAGGCTCAGGAGAACCTGCGCAACCGACTGGTCCATGCAATGCCGGGGAACTACACCTCGGGTCGCTTCCAGAAGGGCAGCAACGAGATTCGTTATGCGCGTTACCCAGACCTCACGCCGCTTGGCGTGGCGGACACCCTTACCGAGGCTGGCGCCCCGGCTGAGTATGATCTCACGATCACGACTGAGTCCTTCGTGCCAAAGCAGTACGGTAAGGTTCTCAAGATCTCAGATCTTGCGCAGCTCGACAGCCCGCATGACCTGATCGCAATCGCGTCGGAGCGCCTTGCTCGTGCCGCCACGGAGTCGATGGACAACATCATCCGCGACGTCGTCAACCAGGGCACCAACGGTATGTATGGTGGTGACGCTACTACCCGAGCTGGGCTCGGCGGCAACGCCAACAGCGACGTCCTTACTGGTCTAACGATCAAGAAGGCTGTTGCAAAGCTCAAGGCAGCAAACGTTCCAACGTTCGCTGACGGATTCTATCGCGCAATCATCCATCCTTCGGTCGAGTTCGACCTATTGACGGATACCAGCGCGAACGGATTCCTCGAGGCCACGAAGTACACCAAGTCGCTCGACCTCCTCAACGGAGAAATCGGCGCGTACGCTGGTATTCGCTTCCTCGTTTCGCCAAACGCAAAGGTCTTCACCGGTGCAGGCGCAAGCGGGACGGACGTCTACTCGTCGTTCCTCTTCGGGCCAGATGCCTACATCGTTGGCGACAGCCAGACGCTCCAGAGCTACTTCGTGGCTCCGGGCGGCGACCACAGCGATCCAATCGCGCAGGTTGCAACGCTTGGCTTCAAGATGCGCTTCGGCGCCATCCTCCGCGGTGAGGGCACCACTGGTGAGTTCGACGGTAGCAATACCTCGACCGGCCAGCCACGCTACCTCCGCATCGAGTCGACGGCTACGACGCTCTAATCGTAACTAGG